AGACGAAAGGTTGCCGCCGAGAAGTTCTACAAAACATTCTTAGAGAACATCGACCCGAAGATCAAAGCGGACATAGAGGACCAGATGAACAGGAGAATCAACGGATATGTTCGTCAAGACTACAAAAAAGTACCTCTTGTTGTTGATGGGCTTGATGCTACCTTCGGAGGTAGGGGGCTTAGAATGCCAGACTACAAACTGGATTCAATCGGGTTTCTTTCAAACAAGGGGCTAGGTATCAACGCAAACGGAGTAGGACTAGGCAAAACCATGATGGCTATTATATCGACCGTGCAAGATGTTCAGCAGGGCCGATACAAGAGACCTTTATTTATCGTACCGAGACAGGTCTATCAGAAATGGATTGATGAGATTATCCAACTATTCCCCGGACAAAAGGTAGTAGGGTTCGGAAACTTAGGCACTAAATACAATGTGGAACGGTCCGAGGATATTTCGGACGCTATTAAGGACGGTGATATTACCGTAATGACCCATGAGGCCATTATGAAGATGGGCTTTAAAGAGGAAACGGTAGATAGATTAAGTTTAAATTTGATGAATGCTTATGATGAATCAGCCGTCCAATACAAAACCGAAAGAGCAAAAGAACTTGATACCGCCAAACGAGCAGAAATGATTGGTAAAGGAAGAGCTAGGGCTGGTATAAAAATAGAGGATTTAGGCTTTGATAATATAATCGTGGACGAGGCCCACAACTTCAAAAACATCTTTTCAAGGGCTAAGTCTCAGGAAGGAGAGAAGAAATTCAGGGGAAGATGGGGCGGGTTACAGGGGCCAAGCTCATCGAGGGGGGTAAAATTGTGGTTCATGTCACAGTATATTCAGAAATTGAACGGCGGCCGAGGTGTAAAAATGCTCACCGCTACACCGTTTTCTAACAATCCATTGGAGTATTACAACATGCTTTCCTTAATGGCCATGGACGAAATGAAAGCCATGGGCATTGATAACATCAATACCTTCATGGACACCTTCGTAAAGTCCAAGCACACCTTTGTCGTGAAGGCGGGCGGGAAGTTTGAAATGGGAGAAGTTATCGAGGACTGGCAGAACGGGGAACTCCTGAAAGACTTTATCGGACGCTATATTGATTTTAAGGACGGAGAGGACTACGGAGTCGAAAGACCCACTAAACACATCAGAGACCACCGCCTGAATCCCACAGCCGAGCAATTACAACTCATCGACGAGGCCCAAGAACTCCTTGAACCGAAATTCAAAGACCAGGGGGGAACACTGGTATACATCGACGAAGCCAAAAAGATTACCCTCAGTCCTTCACTGAGTCGCTACTACAAAGGACCGGCCATGAATGCCAAGCAGTTTATCGAGACTTCACTGAAACTGATGGCCATGATGAACATGATTAAGGGGAACAAAAGAAAGACCGGCCAGCTAATCTACTACCCTTTGGCCGTGGACACAATGCCACTTGTGAAGGATTACCTGATTACCGAGCTAGGCTATAAGCCTTCTGAGGTTGGAATCGTCTCAGGGGCCACAACAGACGCACAGAGAGAGAAAATTAAGACTGGATTCAATGACGGCTCTATTAAGGTGATTATCGGGTCCGACGCTGTAAAGGAAGGAATCGACCTACAAGAAAAAGCTACGGATCTTTTCATCACTTCTTACCCATGGAGACCTACTGATATTACTCAGGTAGAGGGAAGAATCCACCGACAGGGGAATGAATACCCGAATGTGCGCGTCCACTTCTTATCCGCAAATGACACCATCGATCCTTTCCTTTTCCAGAAAATGGAAACTAAGGCCCGTAGGCTTGCAAACGCTAGCGCACTGGACCAAGTAATGGACGTAAGCGATATTGATTGGGAGGCGGCCAAAGCTGACCTCATCAGAGATCCAAGGGCAAGACTTGAGGTACAGAAGGCCCAAAAGAAACAGAACATTGACCTTGAATTGGCGGCTGCCACGGCTGAAAAAGCCATGATTAACGACACCATAAACAAAGAGAAGAATCTTGTGGAAGAGATTGAATACACTAAAGGGAATATGAAGGATTATCGGGAGGGTCATAATATGCACGATTATTACAAAAAGAAGTTGAAGAAAGCCGAGCAGAAACTCAAAGACTTTCAGAAGAGAGAAATCGACCTGGACGAATTGGCGGCCCGCGCGGAAGAATTGACGATTGTGGAAAAGGTAAAGTCCGAAGAAGCCAAAGTTATCGACGCTGAATTTGCGGAGAAGGCCAAGGGGTTACAGGAATACAGACAGATTGAACCGGCACAGAATGACTACACTGTTTTCGAGAACCAGATTATCGAAGAGAACAAGACCTTTATGCAGAAGAAAGAGAAAAAAACAGTAACCGAAACGGAGAGTAAGGAGATCACACCACAGGAAATGCAAAAGAGACTCGACAAAGTAAAGGCCGATAAGGAGATAGCGCAGGAAGTCAAAGAGGATATTCAGAAAGTTGAGGAAGAAAAGGCCATCGAGCAGGAAGTAGAAAAGATGAGAGAGGAAGAAAGCTACTCCGAAATCATCGACCGAATCAAGAAAAACAAAATGCCGGTCGAGGAAGCCAGCGAAACACTGGACTTGTTACAGGCAATCAAAGCACCTGAGAATATAATAAAACAGGTCGAGGAATACAAGACAGGGCTTGAAAAGGCCATGGTCAAAGATATTGAAAACGAACTCAAAGCCGTCGAGAATGACTTAGAGGAAATCGAAAAGGCCGCCGTGGAAGGGAAGCTGTCAGGCAAAGAAGTATCAAATCTTATTTCGAACATTTTAAAAAAGAACCGATTCGCTTTCACGCGTAAGGGAACAACGCTTGAGGACTGGATTGACGCGAACATGTCAGCAAAGGATTGGCCAAGCTTTGTCAAAAACTTCCTTAATCTTTACAAGGAGGCTATCGAAAAAGGGAACAAATGGCCAGTACGGCCAGAAGTTCAGGACTTTATGAACAAGCTGGAAAGTGGTATAATGGACGATGTACAAATGGAAGAGGTCACTAAATACCTACCAGAACATCTTAAACAACCACTCAATGCAAGAAAAAAGTCCACACCAACAGGAACTAAGACAGTTCAGCCAAGCCGCGGCCGCACTGAGCCAGATGTCGGAAGAGGAACAGAACTCAGTGATGGAGCAGATAAAGCAGTCAGTGAAAGAGTCTTAGAAGATGTAGAAGCCAGTACCAGTGATGATTACGGTCCCGGCCACCCATGGTACTACAAAACTCATGAGCCACCAAAAGCTGATGATATTCTTCCGTTTGGAGACCATTCAACATTCTTACCAGCAAAATCAAAATATGCTTCTGAACTTGCGCGATATAAAGAAGAGCTTAAAAAGGATATTGAAACATACAATGATATTGTTGAGCGAGGCGCCGACGCGCTTAGTGATTATGATAAGAATATTGCACATGGTGGCGATGTAGAGGGGGCTGTGAACATGGCGCTATCTTTGAAGACTTCGCATATATCAAACGATAAAGGAGTTATCAATATGCTGAGTGAAAAGCTCGGTAAAAAGAAACCATACAAGGAAGATGGAATAAAAACCAAAATAAAAGAAGTCCAGAAGCTTAAAACTGAGAACGTAGAATTAGACGGTAAACCAGTTGAGGTTGTTGCCACACCACAACTTGATACGAAGGGGTATCGTGACAAAGTTTTGAATGTTCTTGTAGAACATGAGAACGGAATGGACCAGATCGTTGATTCAAAAGATGTTGAGGTAGTTCCTCATTCGGACGAGATAATTGAGCCACCAAGCAAACCACCAGAGCCACCGGCGCCAAAGGAAAGAAAGGAAAAACCCGAAAGACCCAAACCTCAGAAGATAGACCTTGGTAAGCTAGACCGTGTTCGTGTCGTTATTCAGGACCGCATGTTACCGGCCGAGAGGTTACAAAAGAAAGCTGGGGCGGTTACAGAGGAAGAGGACATCTATCTTGCCGAGGAACTGTACAGCGGAAGAGTTACCGATGCCATCGAGACATTCCAAAAAGAGAAGGAAGACCCGATTCGCAAGAAGATTGACCTACTGACTAAAGGGGAGAATCAAGCCCTATTGAAAGGTTTAATACAAGACTACTTACATCTGAAACATGCGCCAGAAAGGAATAAAGCTCACTATGATGGAGCGGCGGGAATAAAGACGAAAGAAGCCAAAGAGAGGATTCAGCTAATAGAAGCACACCCAAGGTTCCAAGATATAAAACTAGGAGCCAGCTTAATACAAGAACTGGCAAGTTCGCTTCCTCAATTTTTACAGCAAAACGAGTTAATAACCGATGAAACCTTCGAGGTTTTGAGTAATACATACAAAGAATATGTTCCTTTAAACAGGATAATGGACGACGAAACGGACTTTGTAAATACCTTGGGAATCGGGAAAGGGTTTGATATTCGAGGTAATGAAGTTCAAAGGGCCGTCGGTAGTCGTCGTCAGATTGACGATATTTTCGCCAATGTGGTCTCAAATTGGGAGCGAGCTATAATGAGAGCCGAGAAGAACAAAGTGGGTCAGAGCGTGTACAGTTTCACAATGAAGTACCCGGAATTGGGAGTTTTCGAAATCATGCCGGCAATCCCCGTACACCTCATGGACAAAGACGGAGGGGATTATTGGGTAAGGCAAGCACCAAAGGCTGATAATATCCTCAGTGTTAAACTGGAAGGGAAATCGAAATACATTAAGATCAACGACCCGAACCTTGCGGCGGCGCTCAAGAACCTTAATGTAGACAACTCAAATCTGCTTATCAAAATTCTCGCACCGTTCACAAGGTACATATCAATGATAAATACCTCGCTGAATCCTGAGTTCATTATCAGCAACTTTTTAAGAGACATACAGCAATCGACCCTGAACAATGTAAATGACATGGGTCTTAATAAAGCCGTGAAGACCTCAACAAGAGTATTTAGCGCTCAGAAGGGAATAATGGACTTTTACCGAGGGAAAGATACGGAAATGTCACTACTGTACAAGGAGCTGAAAGCTCAAGGCGGTACAACCGGATTCTTTAACATCAGGAACAAGGAGGACATCGACGCTCTACTAAGGACAGCAGAGAAGGTATGGTCAGACGGCGCAATCGGTATGCCTATGAAGATGGGTAAGAAAGTAGCCGACGCTATATCCGTGATGAATGACATCATTGAGAACGGCACAAGGCTTGCCACCTATCAGGCGGCACTTGAAATGGGCAAGAGTAAGGCTCGCGCGGCACAGATGGCAAAAAATATTACAGTCAACTTCAACAAGAAAGGACAATTAGGGCCCACAATCAATGCGCTGTATGCTTTCTCAAATGCTTCCATTCAGGGGTCTTTCAGAGCTTTCAAGGCATTAAAGAACCCAAAGACGGCAATACCGATTATTACTACCATTGTTACTTTGTCGCTTGCGCTGAGTGTGTGGAATGACTGGTACGACGAAGAGGACTACGCGCGTATCCCCGAACATGAGAAGGAAGGCAACTGGATATTCATGTACGGCGACGGAGACTACGTTAAAATTCCCCTGCCATGGGGATTCAATGTGTTCAAAGTCGCCGCTGATTACAGTTACTCAATGGCTAAAGGAGACACATCAGGTAAATACGGAATAGGACGCACAGCAGTAGCCCTAATTAACGCTTACAATCCTATTGGGGGGTCTTCTGTTGGTCAGGCACTTACACCGACCATGTTGCGCCCAGGCTTCGATATAGCCACCAATACATCGTGGGCAGGGTACAACATCGCACCAGACAACTACACCAACATAAAAGAATCCCTGAATTACTTTGAAAGCACCAATGATTTATTCAAATCGGCCGCCGTTATGATGAGCAAGGCCACAGGTGGAGAAGGCGCCAAGCCTGGCATGATTGAAATATCACCAGAGGACCTTGAGTATATTTGGGCGCAATACACAGGTGGTATTGGCACTTTCCTTTCACGAACTCAAAACTACCTTGGGAATATGTTCACAGGAGAAGAGACTCCGATAAACGAAACTCCTTTCAAGCGTAGGGTTATGGGAGAGGTAAACCTAGAAAAGTTCAACCGCAGTCAGATGTATGACTATCTGGACCGCTCCAAAGAAGAGATACTGGCCCCCGAAGAGCGACCAAAGCTTTTGGCCGTCGTGAAAGATGAACTCAGCGCTGGACGATTGGATAAGAAAGAAGCCATCAGTAAGATGAAAGAGTACGACCGATGGCAGGAGGACTTGCAACTGGTGGACGAAAAGGCCAAATACATCAAAGAGAAAGGTCTCACTGGTGAAAAGCTCGGAAGGTTCTATGAGGCCCTGCAAGACAAGGATTTTATGAAGTCAAGAGGACAGGACACTTTCAACAAGACTCAGATCAAGATTCTAAAATCCTACACAGGAAATGCACCGGCCAGCGCGGACGCTAAAAAAAAAGCAACTGAGGCCACTACCGAAAAAGGACTGATAAGCGCCGTATTGCAGTACGCTAAGGCTTTCAGTATTGACGCTGATTCGGCCTTCGTGACCCTATTCACAGGCGAAAAGCTCAAAGATGTACGCGGAGACTCCGTTATCATGGAGCGCATGAGCTTCGAGAAGTCCACCGAGGTCAAAAAGAAACTAGCCGATGGTATGGTACTGGACGCTATCAAACTGGACTACACGGTCCCGCTCGAATTGGGCGGCAGTAACTCAGAGGGCAATCTGAAAGTAGTCACCACTGAGGAATGGGCCAGCTACACACCAGTAGAAAACTACCTGGGCGACAAGCTGAACTCAGGCGACATCGACGAGAAGGAAGCACAACGGCTTATTAAAGCATTTAAAGACGGTGAAATAACCGCAGAAGAGATATATAACCAATAATTTTATGATACCTCACAGAACTTACAGTCAGAGAGATATGCGATGGGCCAGAAAGCGCCTCGGACCAAGTGTAATTACTTGCGGTTCATCGGGTTGTCTTTCCACTTGCATAGCAAATGCTATCGGGATAACACCGGCAGAACTTATTGACCAGCTTGAGTTCACTAGGGACGACAGTAAATATGGCGGCGGTATGATTCTTTGGAATGATAAGAACAAAGAAACCCTCAGAAAGTTAGGACTAGAATATATTGACCGATATAGAAGCTGGGGTGTAGATGACTTCCAAAAGATGAAAGAGAAGTGTACTGATGATTCCTATGTTCCTATTCTTGAGATCAAAACCCGTACCAATACCAGATTCGACAGGCATTGGGTTCTTCCCTTGGGTCGTAGGTGGTCAATTTGGGGCCTTGGCTGGCTTTCAGTTGACCCATGGATAGGAGGTATGCAGAAAAAGACCGTCGGGACAGGAGCGCCTTATATGTGGGAGACAGGCTGGTTATTATTCAAAAGGGTTTGACTTTCGTCGGTTTCTCGATTATAATGTGAAGCACTTGCCAATAGCGCACTAATCTTTATTTTTATGCCAGTAAACACGAAGACGAAGTTTTACAACTTCATGGAGGTAAACAATCTCCGAACTATTGATATTCGTAATGCGACAATGGGTACCGGTGAAACCATCGGCTACCAAACCATTCAGGATTTCCGCCATGGTTACGGTTCTTTACCGACAGTGACCACACTTAAAAAGATTGCTAAAGCAGTCTCTTCACTGATTGGCCGTGAGGTCGAGCTTGGAGAATTAGTCTAGTAATTAGATTTCGGGGTGGTCTTTTCCCACCTCGGTACCTGATTAACAGGAACACGGCTCACCCGCCAGCGGATAGGTTATAGGGTGAATAAGCCGAGGTCGCAAGACCGGGGATCGTCCGAAAGCGATAGTCAACGAAAAGACTGTTGTAAGGAATATATTCTGTGCTCATTAACATAAACAAAAAGAACTCCTTCCAAGAAATTCTTCTGAACCAGTTTCACTAGTTACTTTCATTGTATACAATTTTCAGAAGAAATCAAGCTTAAACCCAACGGGGACAAAAGCTCCTGTCACCGAAAAGTGACACTTTGAGTGTAGCTAATGACATTCTTTGTCTTTATTTTCACTTAGAGTATTATTTTCTTCTTGCTTTTCCTCGGATATTCGATTATACTAGAGTCAGGTCAAGAAGTTACCTACTTAAAACTTCCTTTTAATTCCACTCATTATGTTCACAAAGACTTGTGGAAAATGCGGTGCCGAGATGTATCGAGACGAAGTTCTCATTAATTCCGCTGTCAACGACAGGGAAGAGGACAAGTTTGCGACCATCTGGGTCTGTTCAGATGATGAGTGTGACGGTTCGGAATCTTAATACTTAACAGAAAATTTATGCCAAAATATTCATATATCGTCGAACTAACTGCATATCCTCAGGAGTTCATTGTTCAAGCTGACAACGATGCAGAAGCAGTCAGTGAAGCCACAAAAAGATTTGGAAGTAGTGTGTACGAAAGCAGAATAACATCGCAGAGAGAGCTATAATATTTAACAAAGAAAGCCATGGCCAAAAGTAATGTACCGGCCGTAGCCCCCGAAAAGTCCTACAAATTATCACAATTTCTAGGGCCACAGGGCTACACACCAGCAAAGATTGAGCTAATTCGTCAGACTGTCGCAAAGGGGACAACTGATCTTGAACTTGCTTATTTCCTTTCAGTAGCCAAAGGAGTCAATCTGAATCCTCTTGTGAAAGAAATCTGGTGCTATAAGGACAATAAGAACAACCTTATCATGTTTGCAGGCCGTGACGGTTTTCGCCGCCTATGCTTACGAGACGAGGGTTTTATTTCCATCAACTCAATGGTGGTACGAGAAGGAGACACCTTTTCTATTTCAACAGAAATGGGTCAGACGATAGTTTCTCATTCCTTCTCACCGACCGACAACGAGCGCCACAAAAAGACCATTCTAGGCGCTTACGCTATTTTGAGGTCCAAAAGGGCGGGGGAAGTTTCTGAAATCGTGGAGTGGGCCGACATGGGCCGATACAACAAAGGCTACAACACATGGAGTACCCACCCGGAAGAAATGATTAAGAAGGTGGCCGAGGTCCACGCGATGAAGAAGTTCACCAACATCAGTTCGCTTTACACGGAAGCAGAGTTCGAAATCAAAGACGAGGTAGTCCAAAACGGACTCGACGAGCCTAAACTTATTGAGGCAGGACAGGAGAAGAAGGCGCATATAAGAAAGAAATTTCATAACAAGAAAAAATAATTATGAGTGAATTTGAAATAACCACTTTAAACAATAGTGAAAAGGAAACAGTTTTTGTAAGAGTTGATTTTACTATCGAAAATAGTAGATCAGCTGAATTTATTAAAGAGCTTGAAGAATTTCTATTAAAAGTAAAATAACCATGAACCAATACTCCGCACTATCAGAGGCCGACAAAAAAGACCTTTTGGACAATTACCTGATTGAACACTTCTCAATCAGTGCCATAAATGAGTTCATCAGCAACGAGAAAGCCTTTGAAAAGAAATACATATTTAAAATCTACGACCAGACTTCCGGATTATCTCAGATTATCGGGAGCGCCTACCATAAAGCACTTGAGGAATACTTCATCAGCTATAAAGAAGAGGGAATACAGACCACCTTCGATGCGCTCGTTATGATTTGCTACGAGTACATCGAATCAATCCCGGCCACAAACTGGAGACCACAGGTAAAAAAGACCATCGAGGAACTGAAAGCCGAAGCAATCAAGCGAGTGAACTTCCTTATTAAGAGCTTTTTGGCCGAGGTAGATACCTATTTGAGTGACATTCAGGAGATTCTATTCGTGGAGAAGTCATTCACTGAGTTCGTAACGCTGGACGGCATCGACCTTCCTTTGCCTTTCAAGTTCAAAATGGACATCGGTTACATCGACAAAGAAGGGTATTTGTGTGTCTCAGATCACAAGGCCAAGAAGAACTACACCAAAGAAGAAGATGTAAACATGGATTGCGCGAACCAATCAATCGGGTATGCAGTCGGACTCAAGTCAGTCTTTGAAAGGGAAGAGTACGCAGGGCTGGTAAAGAAGTACCCTAAGATTAAGGAAGGGATCAAGCGCTTCAACTATTACGAGAACAAATACAGCAAGAACATGGACGGCTCAAGTCAGATAAAGCGTATTAGTATTGATATTGGAGACTCTTCACAGATGTACGAAGCCATGCTGTTCGACGGAGTATGGCGGGTACTTAGGGCCGTACAGGACCTGGACTATGTTTACCTGATGAATAAGAACGATTACTTCCAAGACAAAGGCGAAATGGTAGACTTTTGGGTCAAAACAAGAGTCGAAGGCTTAGAAGGTTTCCCACAACTGAACGCTAAACAGAAGAGAATCATGGGCCGCCGCCGAAAAGACCTCAGAACCTCAAGTATATCCAAAATCCCAAAGGCGGCGATCACCGCATTCAAAGAGCAAACCAAATTTGTATCATATAACACAGAAGACATGAGCGCTTTATCAACACAAGAAAGAATAGTCCAACGGCTGAAAACATTCGGGTACATGGTCAATGTAGCCCATGTAGTACACGGCTACTCCTGCGACACTTACTTACTAGAAATCGGGGCCGGTATGCAGTCCAAGAAGATTTACAACTACCGCATGGACATCGCCCAGGCTGTTGGCAAGGCCGACGTGCGTATCGCTAAAGGGTTACTGACTTACGATAACTTCCCTTATGTAGCCATCGAAGTAAACAACGACCAAGAATCCCGCAGATTTCTTTCTATTGATGAAAGCGGTCTTAGCGGTGATTCCTTGCCTATCGGAAGAGACAACTTCGAAAACCCAATATCATGGGCCCCATCTAATCCATCTACTCCGCACATGCTAGTCGCTGGTGCGTCGGGGTCCGGGAAGTCTATCGCACTCAAAACAATGATTGAGGCGGCCATAGCCCAAGGGTACGAGGTTACAATCATCGACCCGAAGAGAGACGAGCATTTCAAAGCCTTCTCAGGAGTCACAATCTACCACGAAATGGAGGATATTGAATTGTTCCTTGAGATAAAGGTCGAGGAAATGGACGCAATCTACAAGTCGGGTTCCAAAACCAAGCAGATCATATTCTTCGACGAAGCTTCTGACTGTTTTACAAGGCAGACCGCAAAGAAGAAAGGAGTCGATGAGTTCAGAACATTACAGCAGAACACTCTTTTACTGGCTCAAAAGGCCCGTTCCGCAGGGATTCATCTTGTACTGGCTTCTCAAAGATTCTCAGTCAAAGTCCTTTCTGGTGACGCTAAGGCTAACTTTCCAGCCCGCCTATGCCTCACTGTTACCTCTGGTGTCGATTCTAAGGTCATGCTTGATGAGATAGGGGCCGAAGCATTGAACGGAAAGGGAGACGCGCTTTACAGGACTCCTGAGTTAAGCGAGCCTGTTCGTATTCAGACTTACATGCTGAAAGATTGACTTTATTAATTCGATACAATAAAAATACCAACAAAAAACAAATGAAAAAATACTACTCAATCCATTTAAAAATCAGTCAGGCCATATTGATAGGAGCATTCGTACTAGGCATTATATATGCGTTACACTGGTCAAGCGAACATCTTACCTCGGTGACTGATCCGATGATTGGAACACACATTACACTTAACTAATTGCGTGGACAATTTCATAACAAAAAATTTAACATTGGCCGCCGTATTCAAAATGATGGGTTTTGATTACACAGAAGCAGAAGCGGACCCGAGCGGGATATATATTTTCAGATATAATGTTTCCGAGAAGGCCCTAAAAGATATGCAGTATTGGGCCGCGCTTTACTACAACAACAATCTATTTGTTCCACCTAAGAAATTCTTAGATACCTACAAGACTCTAAAATTTATGATCTACAATGAAAAAACCGATTCCTAAATTCAAAGGCAGTATCACAATGGGGCTATTTATTCCTTTCAATCAGGAGGAATGGCGCCGCCATGTAGCCACGCTTGAGGGGAATGAGGTAGAAGTAGTGTGTAAGAAGTACCGGGCCTACAAATCACGGTCCAATGAGCAGAATTCGTATTACTGGTCCGTAATTGTGCGGATTCTGTCAGACGATCTAGGCTACACCGACGAAGAAGTACACGAGATTCTTAAATTCAAATTCCTTACTGATGTAAGGGAGTATGTATTTGAGAGAGAGGGGCAAAAGGAAACAAAGCTATTCAATGTACCACTTACGACGACCAACCTTACAACACAACGCTTTGAGGACTATTTATCAAACATTCGGACATGGGCCAGTAGAGAGCTTTCAATCTACATTCCCCAGCCGAACGAGACTAACTTCGATTATTGAAGCCGTTAACCAGCTGATCTGATGAGATACTTTGACACATTCACAGGCTACGGAGGATTTACTTTAGGAATAAATAATGCTTATGGAACCCATAATAATAGACAAATCAATGATAGGGTTCGAGGGGAAACCGAGAATATACCAGAAGATTTGTCCGACAATAACAGCAAGAATATACAAGGAGCCATACCTACTTGCGTGGGTTTCTCCGAAATCGACAAATATGCAATCCAAGTCTACCAAAAACACTTCCCTAACCACAAAAACTATGGGGACATCACAAAGCTCGATCCCGGAACTATTCCCGACTTCGACTTACTCACAGGAGGATTTCCTTGCCAGGCTTTCAGTATTGCTGGAAAAAGAATGGGATTTTCCGACACTAGGGGAACTTTGTTCTATGACCTCGCTAGAATCATCAAGCATAAAAAACCTAAACTACTTCTACTTGAAAATGTCAAAGGGTTGCTATCTCACGATAACCAGCGAACATTTGAAACAATCCTGTGTACCCTTTCAGAACTGGGGTATGGTGTTGAATGGCAAGTGCTTAACAGCAAGAATTTCGGAGTCCCACAAAACAGGGAGAGGGTGTTCATTGTCGGACATCTTGGAGGATTCAGTGGAGGAAAAGTATTTCCTGTCGGAGAAGCAGATGGAACAATTGACGAGAGATATGGAAAGACTTCCCCCCAGGTCGAAGTTGCATCGACTATAAGGAGTAGATATGGGAACGGAACCGGTAGTCACATCCAGCAACTCAACCAACCCACTCACTCAAACGATAGAGTTTATTCCGATGAAGAATTGAGTCCTACCCTAAATACAATGGGGGGTGGAAATAGGCAGCCGTTTATATCAAATGACACTAGAATCCGAAGACTCACACCAACAGAATGTGAACGCTTACAAGGGCTACCAGATGGCTGGACTAAAGAAGGAACTGAGGGTGCAATCAGCGACACACAACGCTACAAACTATGCGGAAACGGAGTCACAACTAATGTAGTCCAAGCCATAATGGAAAAAATCCTAGCCCTTTACTAACTAAGAATTGAGCAAGTCACCTTTCAAATAATGAAAATAATTAAACAACAATGAACCAAAACACAAAAATAATAAAAGACCTGGACAATCTGGTAAGCCGTATCGTGAAGGCCCGCGACCCTATGTGCAAACTTGGAGTGAATTGTTACTACACTAGCAGGAGCGTTGACCCAGCCCATGTGTTCGGGAGGACAAACATGGCGACAAGATGGGAGCTTATGGCCGTGTTCGGGGCTTGTCGGGAGTGCCATTCGTACATCGACACACACCCGGACAAGAAGAGGAAACTATTCAGACAGCTAATGGGATTCGTTATGTACGACAAATTCGAGGCACTTTCAAATACCAATGTGAAGTATTTACCAAGTGATCTTAAAGAAATCAAAAAAACCCTCACTCAAGAGCTAAATTATCTTGATTTCTAAGCCAAAATCCTGTACAATTAAACCACAAAAAAGCTATGCCAAATGCCTACACAATCACAGTTCGGATTAAGTGGATTCTCAGACGGAAGGCTCATTAACAATTCGGGATTATTTAGCGTTCCTTCTGTATGAATCGCGGAAGGTAAAAGCTGATAGGTCAGAACATCTAAGCCAACGATGTGCCTACGGCTGGCAATATGGCGCCAGCTAGACCCGTGGAAGGCACCGAAGTGTGCAATTTGTAAACCTAGACATTTCGGACCACGGAGGGATATAGGGCATTGATGGGTGTTAAGCCGCCATGCGGTCACAAGTCCCATCTTTACTGGAAGCGAGGAATCCAGAAGGAACTTTGAATAATCAATTTCGTGTTGTGGAGTAAGTGGCGGAATAGGTAGATGCTAGGCTAACTAGTTTGACCGTAGTGGGACAAACATGCAGGGTGACTAAGCAAATTATGTGAAATCCCTGCCTTACCCCACAACACAAAGTCAATAATTCACTCAAATGAAAGTAGTAATACGACAATACCCTGAGTCGGTAATCAGCCGACCAGTCACAAATGAGGACCTTCCAAGAGTCCTTGAGACCGTACCGATCATGTACGAAGTCCTAAACAGGAAGACCGGCATGTATAAAGACGGCCACGCTTTGGCCCATGTTCAGGTGGTCGATAAGGACCCCTTGCGGTTTTATGTACTGAAAGACGGCTCTTATGTTATCAATCCCGTGATAGTGCGCCACACCAGGCACACCGTACAGAAAATGGAAGGTTGCCTTTCGTACTGTACCAAGAGACCAATTCTGATGGACCGCTACCACAAGTGCGATGTGGAGGTCCAGCTAATCAACGACAATGTTCTAGGCGAGCCAGTCCGATTCACTCTAGCAGGAATTGACGCTCAGATTGTTCAGCACGAAGTAGATCACATGGACGGAAAAACAATTTATTATTAACTTCAATAATCAACAACTCATATGACAAACAAAACCACCCTATTATTTTATGAGCTCAGGTGCGAACAGCGCCACATTAGACAATTATACCCCGAAGTGGGTGAAATTCCCCTAAGCGAGCAAACCCCACAGCAACAAAAAGCTTTGACAATTTTACATGCCTGCCGTGGGACAATACAACACCTCTTAGATGGTGGAGAAATCCCCCTGGAACAGCTTGAGAGCTTGTTAGTGGACATCCAACAGCGTAAGGCTGAATTGATCGCTGAAATCCGCAGGGAAATGGAAGCCCCTGACACTGAAAGAAATCCGGCACCTGACTGTGATCCTGAGACAGATGAACCACTATTTATTTAATTTTAACCTATGACCAACACACCTAAAACAACTATAACTATGAACCGTGAAAATAAATTTAGAGCGTGGGATACAAGAATAGACACAATGTACCCTTTTGTCATACTTACTTGGAATGGTGGGATAGAAGCAAGGCTCGACCCTAAAGACCCTTATTCCATCAAAGATATAACGATACATCATGCGAATGGTGAGCATGACGATTATTCGGAAAACTATATTAAGGTGATGCAATTCACTGGCTTACTAGACAAGAATGGTAAGGATATTTATGAGGGTGATATAGTATTTTGTTTGGTAAATCCAGAAGATGCAGACAGTGGAGGAAATAGAATAATTAAATTTGACGGAGAATTTAGATTTTCTGTTTGTGAAAAAGAAAACAATTTTGGTTTACCTATGCTTTGGGGTGGTTATAAATCACTTGAAGTCATCGGAAACATACATCAAAACCCAGAACTACTATGAACCAAACTGCTATCAAATTGAGGGACTTAATACTTGCCAGTGAGGGGAGAACGCTTGAGGATGAGCTAGTGTTTGGGTGTAGGGTAACAGACAAGCTTCACCAATTCTTTGGAAAAAGTGACCCACACGAAATGACACTAGTAGATGGTTCGCCTGAATATGCTGACTGCGACGGTTATTGGTTTACTCACTTCAGAGGCAATCCAACAGTTCATTTCACCTTAAAGGAAATTCTAAATAAAGATAACTTTGAAATCCTCGGTCAGCCAATTACCCTCAACAGGTTACTTGTAGCGTTAGGGAAGAAAAAGGGTGTTGGGTATGGGATTAGGGATACAGGAACCTTAATCAAAAGCTCAATGGACTATCGTGGTGTCTATGATTCAATTGAGATTACCATCGACCTCACCCACACCAACATACTCGATAATGACGAGCCAACACTCGCCAAGCTGGTTGATTTACTTACTAAGAAATGATTATGAAACCACCACTAGGTCTTAAACCAAGATACATACAAGAGGAGCAGAGGCTTGCTGAAATTATCTCCGCAATCGAAAGATATTGTAAAGCAAAGGTAGAAATCCCCCTTGTTTGGATTGATGAATATAACGATTTAGTAATTAGTCTCGAAGATAATACCCCCTCACCTAAAAGCTTATGAACCATAAACATGTCACATCGCTGGAGCTAAGTAAGAAGCTAAAGGAGCTGGGGTTTCCGCAGAGGAGTTTATTCTTTTATGACAGACTTTCTGATTGTCCTGATGGCAGTGAGGATTGGCAAATCCATGAAGGGAAAAGATACGGATTCTGTTCGTACAAAGAAAGATATTCAACATTCTTAGCATCAGAGCTAGGAGAGTGGTTGCCTAAATTCTATGAGACATCATGGGGAGAAGAGGGTGATGAAACTTGGGTTTGTTCGCATCCTGATATTATGTCAGATGATAACCATTGGGAAAAAGCATTAACAATGCCAAACGCAATGGCCAAAATGCTTATCCACCTAGTAGAGAAAGGAATCATTAATCCTAAAAGCTTATGAACCAAGTTCTTTGTGAACATTGTGGGTATGATACTGAAATACGAAACCCTAGTGGATTTTGTGACCATCTTTATTACCCAGAAAGCTGTAAAGTTTGTGATGAACGATCAAACGAAGACCCAAAACTTATTCTCAGACAGCTAAGAAAAATCCTGCAAGTACCTGAAAACGAAAGTATAATTAGACACGCTCACGATATTATTGAAAAGGCGTGGAAGTATGATGATTTATCTAACTAAAAGCTTATGAACCACACACTACAAGAGATATTCGAAATCATCGAAGGACGGGAATGGGATAATTTTAATGAGTCTGATAATAATGGTGATTATTATAAAATGAGAGTTAGTGATTATAAGATAATTTTTACTATATTAAACAGGTGTGGAGTAGTTGACACTTATGAACACTACTCCCTCCCCGACCTCCTAGCGAACCCTAGCTGGTGTAAGGCTGTGTGGGGAGTCAAAAATGTAACAGAATGTTGTGAGGCTCGAAGCACTTGCCCTAAGTGGCGTTTATACAGTAGGCGAGCCTTCCAAATCCTACAACAAGAAGGCGAACAAGCCTGTCTGAATTATATTTTTAGCTCCATGAAGAAATGAACCACCCATTAACCGAAAAGATAATCAATGAAGCACTTAACGAGTTTCCGACTGTAGGATTTCACCCCGATAAATTTCTAAGGGGGCTTACTATTGAGGCTATTAAATACGCCATCCAAAGAACGGCAAATGAATTTAGGGTGGAGGAGATTAAAGAGGATTCAATAAAGGTTGGTAACTCACTACCGCTAAAAATTAGAATACATAAATCTAAAATTTACAACCAATGTGCCAAAGAAACTAATGCCAAAGTGGATTCATTTAACCCAAAGACCAATGGACAGGCCAACAATTAAAAACCAAGATATTGACGATTCTGATTTTGAAGACAAGGAATCAGACATGGAGTGCGCCACCTGTGCTGGTGAGTACCCTAATGACTGTACCTGTTATGTTAAGGGCAAAAGACCTGTATGGATTAAAATTTAACCCCCAACAACCAAATGACCGATAAGCCTAAAGAAGCAGGGGGGAATAAAGAAGTGAAAGAACTGATGAAAAATGTATATTGGGAGTGCAATGGAATGAGTGGAGGCAACCTTGATTTAAAAAACAAGTGTTGCCCTTGCGTTCCACATAAAGCCCCCTGCTCATGTCTATATCATTATGGAGGCACTCCCACCGCCTCCCAGAAATGCAGACACCACGAGAATATAAATGAGTGTAGGCATATCACCTGTCAAGATGCCGAACAGAAGATACTTTAGAAACTTTTAACCTAAACCACCTATGAAAGAATCAAAATGCTGTATGGACGATTCACCTGCTCAATGCAGAGCGTGTGAAGAACCCTCACTAGAACAGGAGATACTTAAAAAGGAAACATACCGAATAATCAGAGAGTGTAAAGCTGTCGGTTTTGACAGGCAAAAAACAGAGCTAATCCTAAAGATATTTTCACTTCCTTTAATCCTCAAGCGTGTAATGGAAGACGAACGGGAGAAGACAGACAGAATAACTCAAATAATACAAGCTAAGCTTGACCGAAATGACAGCCCCTCTCTGAAAGCAGGACTACTGTATGCACTTACAATAATTAAAGGACTATAAAAAAGAAACTTAACCAACCCACTGAGGTAAAATTATGAACACAGTAAGAGAACAACTGCTCGAAGCAGAACAAATGATTTTAGACATCTTAGCCACTAACCCCTCTGAGGCTGTAGATAAAATCCGTCAATCTATTTTAAACGCCCTTGACGATCTTTCAGAACCAGCAGGGAAAGAGTACGCAAGATTAGTGTTAGAAGACGCCAATGATACCATTATTGACTCACAGAAGGACTACAGGGCCGAAACTATTTTACCCCCTCCTGATAGTGGTATCCGAGAAAGAGACACCCTTGTTGATGAGGGACACCCTTTGTTTATATGATAGCCCTCCATATAGCCTTACTATAATGCAACCGCCGTAGTGGATTCCAGGGGGCTACCACTGTAAACAATAGCCCTCAACCAAAATATGAGTAAAGAACTGCAAACAGAGGTTTTAGGCAAAGGCCACATGATTCAGAGAAGCGCCTACCGCGCGGGCCAGCGTGATATGCTTATGAAGATCAATAGCATTGTGAATACCTACTGCCTTGGAACTGAAGAAGCAGAGACTTGTCTGAAAGAGATAAAAGAATACTGCGAGTTCTATTCCCACGAGGCCGCCCTGGACAAACATATTACTGACGACATTATCAAACGAATCGAATAACCATGCCAAAACTTAAAAACATCTATAGGCTCAAATTTTTTATTCTACTTTCAGCCATGGGGTACAATAGATCTCTGAAATACATGAAATATGTGGAGGGTAAAACGTACGAGGAATTAGAAAAGACAATGAAAGAGCTAGAAGGTAAAGATCCGCTTGTTAACGAAATCACAATCATTATACGCGGGGAGAAAGACAACAAAAGGCTTAGTAAGATTCTGAGAGAAAAGCTAAAAATAGATACATCATTAAAAATGATGATAGAAGGAGAGGAATTTAAAAATATTACCTTTAGCCGTAATGCCGAGACTTAAAAATAAAAATTGGGAGAAGTTCGTTGTAGCCTATGTTTCGAAAGAGACTTATTTAAGCGGACTCTATTCTTATGCAAAGGCTTATGGCTATAAACTGACAAGCAAAAAGGAAGTTGACGTATGCAAATCTAATGCTTACCGATTGCTTACTTACCCAGCGATTCAAGATAGAATAAAAGAATTGATGGAGAGGACTGGCTTTGATGATGCCTCAGTGGACCTTGAGCATCTGAAAATGCTGAGACAGGACATAGACTTCAAATCAAAGATGGCGGCCATTAAGGAGTACAATTCACTCAAGAAGCGAACTACTCCAAATGCTCCGACAATAAACCAAAACATAATCTCGTATGAACAGCACATTATTAACAACACCTACGGAACAGCAAGAGTGGTCGAGCCACTTCCAAAAGATGAGAAGGAACTACAACGAGTACAGGAATCTTTACCTGAAGATCAACACGAAGTCATCGGGGCTAATCAAATTCAAGCGCAATCTGGCTCAGGAGATATTCGAGAGTCTAATAGCGGAGCAGGTGAAGCAGAGGAAGCCTATCCGGGCTTTAGTTCTTAAAGGGAGACAGGAGGGTATCACAACCGATGTAGCGGGGCTTATCTTTCACAACACCTCATCTAACTGCGGTCGAAAGAGTGTCGTGGTCTCGCATGAGCCCGACTCAACCAAGAGTATCTTCGAAATCTACAAGACTTACTACGATAATCTGGACCCGATGGTCCAGCCAATGAAGCGTTACGACAATAAGAACACGCTTACTTTTGCCAATCCGAGCAACGATGAAGAGGAAAAACGGCTAAATCCCGGACTTGGAAGCTCTATATCTGTCTTTACAGCCAATAAAAGCGGAGGTGGTAGGTCACAGACCATTCATAACTTTCACGGCTCGGAAGTTGCTTTTTGGCCTACGGAAGCCAAAAGATTAATGCTTAATATTTTACAGTCAGTGCCAGATCGTCTGAATACTATGGTCATTTTGGAGAGTACAGCCAATGGTACATCGGGGTATTTCCACGACGAATATCAGAAAGCCAAGAAAGGACTCAGTGATTATTTGGCAATCTTTATTCCTTGGTGGGTCCATGAAGAGTATCAGAGACCAAGACCCGAAGACATGAAGCTGGACGAGTACGAGCAGAACCTTTTGGACAAGATGTTAGCCTGGCGATTCAAAGACTACCGAATCACTCACGAGCAGGCTCTAATGAAGCTCCAATGGAGGCGCTGGGCTATCCGTAACAAGTGCCACGGCTCCGAGAAACAGTTCATGCAGGAGTACCCAGCCACCGACAAAGAAGCCTTTCAAAAGAAAACAGGGCTTGTTTATTACGCTTATGACCATGATGTTCACTTCATTGAGCATTATGAACCAAGAATTGAGGACCATATCTTTTTCGGAGGGTACGACTTTGGAGCCGAGCACCCATGGGCCTATGGACTATTTGCCATCGATCGCTACGGCACCATATACAAATTCAGGGAGATCAAGCTCCAAGGTTCAACCGCTCAGGAAATGGGAGACCTTATCGCCAAGGCTGAGACCCACCACAACACTGGTCAGAAATTCCCTGTACTCAAAAGGTACAGAGGTCACGACTCAGGGGCCAAACAGATAGCTTTAGAATTAAAGCGCCTTAAAAGAAACCCTGTAAAGCTCACCGAGGGGATTGTGAAGCGAGAGCTAGGGATTACTACCGTCAATGGGCTATTTCTTGAGAACAAGTATTTCATCTCAAACGAATGCGTGAATACGGACTATGAGCTTCTGAACCATGTTTACAAGAACGAATACACCCAGAGCGAAGAGTTCAAGGAAATGACAGCCATCGATGGAATACTGAGACTGGAGGGAGAAGAGCATAAGGACGCTGATGTAGTGAAAGAGTTGGACGATTGCGTAGATGGAGACCGATACGGCATTACTTCAATCATGCACCGCAAACCAAAAGAGAAGCAAACAACAATCGAGCAAGTCCGAAGAATGGCAGAGAAAAGCTATCAGAAAGAAAAGAAAGGTATTGGTGTGAACTGGTAACCCCCCACACCCTACTCACTATAAATATATAGTGAGTTAAGTGGGTGGGTATGGTATAATACAGACACGCTGGAAGAGCGTAGAAAACGGTCGGAGGACCGTCAATAGATATCTTTGTTTGTTTTCTTTCTTTATTTTCATTTTTTGTTTTAATTTGTTTCTACTTCTACCCTCTTCCAGCTTGCTCTTGCTTTTGTTGACAAAGTATGCAACAGTCAGGTAAATAAAAACTAACTCTAAAGCCATGGCTAAAAAAGTGAAAGCCCCTAAAAATGTAGTTAAGAAGGACATCAAAGTCACTCCAATCGCTGGCTCATCTGAGGAATCAGAAGTAAAGGTCGGGAAGTCTTTGACTGTACCCGCTGATTCAAGGATTGTTTTCGGTGGTCTTGTAATCAAAGGAGTGCCACACCCTTTCGGATTCACGGTTGATAGAAAGCTCACTGAGGACGAAATGGCTCATTACGGAGTAGGAAACGGAGTCACCTATCACTGCAACGCTGGGCTTGGTGATGATATTAAACACACTTACAAGGTTGTCTATTAAGTTTAATCAAATCGTCGATGTTATTTCTAAAGGCTTTGATAGTGATGAATTAAAGAACTTTGCAATCATAGTCCATTACTACGATGAGGAACGAAATGCTGTAATGACAAACTATCAGAGTGACGACGGTATCAGTGATCAGAACATTATCCGCTCAAACATTCAGGTTTCAAGCCACATAATAAACAATCCAAATGGTAAACATAAGTTCGATTCCGGCTTTAGCCCGTCCAGGGTCTAAACCAAAATACCCAATGACAGGCCGAAAGAAAGAGGACGAGACCATTATGCAGAAGGCCGAGAAGAAATCAGAGCAGTTACTTGGAAAGCCCAAGATGGGCATGAAGAAGAAAATTAAAATGCCAACCAGCAGTCAGTATTAGCTACCGGCTGTCATTTGTTATTTTAATAAGCAAAACGCTATGTCAGAAGAAACTACCGCGAAAGCGGCCGGCACTCAAGCGCCGTTGGTCATGACTCATGGTCATAAACTTGAGAACAAGTTCGCAATCGGTGACGAAGTGTGGGCAGTTGTCGCACTAGGGCCGAACCTAAAAGTAGGCAAATATCCGATTCGAGGCATGAACGCTGAGAACCTCGGAGAACAGTTTGTCTACATGTATCACCTTCCAGTAGCCAATGATGGCCACGCAGACGGTGTGAACATGACCATTGTTCAGGAGGACTTACTATCTTTCAATCGTGAAGAGGTGGAAGCCAAAGCACAACAAATGGTCGGCAAGCTCTACAAAGAGTACGACAATCACATCGAGGACACCATCAAACAACTGGACGAACAGATCGAGCAGATAAAGGAACACAAGGACAAAACCGTAGCCAAGCTCATGGAGGAAAAAGAAAAGGTGAACGCTGACGACCTTGTGGTACAGCCAAGAGAAGTATCACCGGAAGAACCAATTAACCAACCAGTTGATGAAAAAGCAACCATTGACCAAGAAGAGCCAAGTGAACCAGTTGAAAGCCACGAAGGTGGAGAAACTGACGAATTGCCAAGTGAAGATAAAGAACAGCCATCTGAACTTCAAGCTAGCCCTAGTTCACCCGCTGTCTAGTTTTTTCGAGTATGTTCATAAGTGTAGACTTGAGGGAAAGGACAGACACGGACAGCCTAATTGGCAACAGTTCACTCATTTACCGCTTGTTTCGTTCTCAGATGATGACGACATGGAAGAGATCGTATTCAATTCAAGTGACGATTTTCCTACCGAGCCATGTGATCTTGTAACCCAAAGAGGTGAACTAATTGCCCGCCTTACCTAAGCTTATGGAAACAAAAACAAATTCAAAATATAAGTATCCTGTCGTGAAGCAAAACGCTACGCGGCAGGATACTCGTTATCAGGGAATTGCCAGCTATGTACTTGAACAGGTTGAGTACATGAAGCGAGCCCGTGAATACAAAGAGACTGAGTGGCGCAACGCTAATCAGGTCTATCAG